GTCCCAAGATTTACCCCCTCGACAGGGTGAAGTTTTACGTCCACTTTTTACTCCCAAAAAAACAAAGGATCAGATCACGGATCAGGGCAAATTGTTTGCGTCAAGTCTGGAGTCTCAACGGTGAGTGTCGGTCCAGTTCCGCCATCCATTTGAATCGTGAGACTGATCTCCATCAGCGTGCTAGTTTCAAGAGATGGAAGTCCCAAAGAACTTATGAATCCGGTTCCCGTGAGGCTTGCAGGGGCAGTTGTTGCTCCCCTTGATTCAGGCAGTATGATCGTAACGCACAGTTGCTGACCATCTGCAAACAATGAGTTAGGTCCATCCAACGCTGCATCAAAAACAAAAGTTGCTTCAATTGTTCCAGGGTCAGCAACGTCTGCTGGAATTCGACGCATAAAACCAGTGCTGTCAAGACAGGTTGTGTCGATAGATTCCATCGTTAATTCGGGAAGTTGGATAGATCGTGGACAACCCATGCAAATCTGGGGATCGCTTGCTGCACAACCTGCTCCTGCACTTTCGTTTACGGACTTAAGAACAATAACTGCCCCTTGCCCAGTGTCGCCTAAAAAATCTGCGCCGTATGCCATGTTTCAATCCTTCTAGGTAAATGAGAAGCAGACATTAAAGTCTTGCATTGTTCGGTAAATGTGCAGGTCGCTTCCGTCAATTGGCTTGAAGGCGTCTGTTGAAGGACCACCATTCTGGCCTATCGACCTAACCGCCAAGTCCTGTGCATAACCTCTCGGAAATGACTTGAAACTCGACCTGCATGCTTTCCATGTATTCTGCGACTCTCCCTGCTGATAACTCCAAGCCTCCAACTGAATTCGAGACTCAAAGAAATCAACCATGCTGCATTCTACAGCATCGTATGCATTGCTGCTAATTTGAGTAATAACAACATACGCACCCGTAACATCTTGCGGAGGGTTAGTGCAGAAAACATTGCTACCAACCGCCGCTGAAACATCAGCATCGGTAAGAAGTTGATTCCTGAGATACTCAAGGAGCATCATTTATCAATCTCCGGTACATGAACGGGTCTACCCAGTCTCTTCGCCCACTGCTTTGCAACCTGCACAATCTTCCTCTGCTGCTTGGACATTGTTGTGTCGGCAGCAGTCCTAAAAAAAGGTCTTGGGGGAAGTCGCATGGCAACCTTTCCGTTGCCACCTTTTCTGTCTTTGTTGATGCCGCCCCAGAGAATGATTACAGCACCATACTCAAGCAGATGAGCATGCGGTGCTATCCGATGCGATGGACCGGCAGTGCTACCAACAACACCATCCCTTCGCTTCCCCCTCCAGTTGCGAGCGATAATGGCGTCCACAAGCGATCTTCTTGGGCCAAGCCGTTTTGACTTGGCCTTATTGCCAAGCTTGTCAAACGTGCCAGTGGTTCGAGATCGACCAATGGGTTGCCCTTGAGGACTAACGGAACCTTCAGAGTCAAGTTCTCTCTTGCCGGTCTTTAGTATCTGCTTTTTAGCCTCTGCCCTAACGATAGTTGTTGCCGCTCTTGCAGCAGGCCTTGCAACACGCTCGGATATCAAAAAACTGAGATCCCTAAACAGCAAGTCGGTTGACTTGCTGTGCTGAAAACCAGACTTCGTTTTCTTGTTAATGCTTCTCCCACGCTTAATAGCGAGAGCCTCTTTCCTTGCGTTTTGCAAAAGATTGTACTGTCTGCCATTCATGACTTTTTCAACTCCACGCGAAGTTCACGATTTGTCCCAGACACATCTCGAATGGCAACTATGCCATATTCTTCGCCGTCAATCATGACTCGCATTCGAGCGTTGACATCTTTTGCCTGCTCCTTGTCGCCCACGATTACATGAGTCGATAGCTCGGTCACAGCATCGCCGTAGACGGTTTCCTTTCCCGATACGCTAATTAGCTCGCAAGGCCAGTCGCTGACGCTCGTAACCCAAGTCAGGTCGTCTGTGTAGACTCTCTGGCCATACGAGTCAGTCTGCATGTTCTGCAACTGAAACGTAGCTAAGTAGTTTCGGAAACCGACCCGCTTCCTTCGGAAACCAGTAAGTTTCGTCATGGGTAGCTACTCCTAGTCAACTTGCGAACAATCGCCTCGTAGCTTCTGCCATCGTTTGTGTTTACCAGATTCTCTTGAGCCGGATCGAAGTAAAGCCTTCCGACTTCTAGCAAGATTGCTTGCTTCGCAAGCTCAGGGACGCAATCTGAAGTTGGTTGACCCGCAGTGAATGCTATGGTGACCGCACGATTGTTTTCAATTGTGCTAGGCCAAGCCTCAACATCGGGAGCAAGGAAAAGGCGTCTTCTTGCAAGATCCACATCGTACTGGTTTGCTGCAAGCGTTGTTTCTGTCGCCGTGCCGTTGTCGTCGTACTTATACTTAACAGACTGAACAGAATGCACCGGACGCATGTTGATAAGAATGCTTCCACCCTTTTCGGGAAAGCCAAGCATGCGTTGCTCAAATGTCTGAGAGATCCAAGTCCTCTCAGTATCAATTTCAAGTTGCTCAGTCGCAGCGGTCACAAGCCGCTGGATCATCGCATCTTGAGCACTTCCGCCGACCCTTAGATGCTGCTTTGCTTCTTCGAGACTTACGGGGTTGCTTGCGGGACTTGTCTTTCTCTGAATTGTCCAAGTTGGAATCTTCATCGACTTTTTCACAAACCCCAAGGTAGAGAAGAGTTTTGGCAACTCCCTCGTTTAACTGATCGGTGATAAACCCCACCTCACGATTGAGGTGGGGCTTTATGAACTTTACCTTGATCACGATTACGCGATGGTCAGTTTGACCAATGCCTCTGGGTTAACAGGAGCAATCGCTACCCTTTGGGTTGCCTGTACGCCGATCTGATCGGTGTTAGCGTACAACTGATCCAAGATGCGGAACGAGAGGTTGCGGCGATCACCGAAGTAGTGGGAAGTTCCAATATCACCAAAGGTGACAAGAAGGTCGCCAGATGTGCTCGATGTAGCACCTGGAACAGCCTCACAAAGGTTTACTGGGAAACCGAACAACGATGGACGCTGACCGGACTCAATGTCAACCATCGCGTTTCCGCCAGCAGCGTTCAACAAGTCTCGGACCTGACCGTAAAACAAACTACGGTTCATCGTCCACTCACGCTTGATGCCTGCGTAGTTTGGAAGCTTGGCAACCAAAGCAGTCAGGTCAGTCAACGCGATACTGGAAACGCCAATGACAGTGTTTCCTAAGACGCCATTGTCACTTTCGATTCCACCAGTGTAAAGACTCGTTCCAGTGAAGAGACTTTCGTCTTCAGCGGCAGACATGCCGTAGGCCAAATCTTTCGTAACTTCATCGACAATGTTGACAATACTGTCTTCAACGAGTTCCGATGAAACTTTGACGAGTCCGGCCATTTTGCCCGCTGTGAGCACTTTTTGCTGGAAATTTAGCTCTGAATCTGAAATCGCGCCCTCTTCTGCCGGATAACTGATCGAGGCATGACCGATGACCTTTGGAACTGTCCAAGTCAGAGAACCCATTGCCACTCGACGACAAAGTTTCCTCGCGTGACCGTACTCGTTAAGCAAGTTAACAAGGGCATCACTGAGTGGCGTTGGAACAGTTTCAATTCCCTCGCCAGCAGTGGTTTCGTTGTTCGACGCAAAGAACTGCTTTGCTTTTCGGTTGCCCCCAAGAGCGGCAAGCCACATTCCTGATCGGTATGCATCTTCAACGCTGTTGAAGACAGAACTCTTCTGATTTTTTACTCTTGCGGGGACCAAGGGTTCATCCTCTTTTTCAATCTCAGGTTCAGTGATTGCTGCAACAGCAGCGGGAGTAATTTTAGCGGCAGCGATTCGATCTTTCGCTGCTTGAATTTTTACCAACCGATCTTTCTCCCCTTCCAAGCTTGAGAACTCAGCATTGAGGGCGTCGATCTGCTTGTTGTCGTCCTCGGTCAGGCTACCTTCGCCTTCGAGAGCAACATCCGAAATTGCCTGCATTTCATCTGCGATGTCAGACAGGCGAGCGTTGATAGCTTCTACGCGGGACATATTTTTCCTTTTTTGTCAAGGGGGAACCCACAAGTTGGGCGATTTTACCAAAAAAATTTATTTCGCCAAATTGCTTAAGCGAAGTTTCATTCGTTTCGCAGACGCATCTGCTTTATTGCTGATCGCTGAAGGACACAACGCGAGCGGTTTCGCCTCTGCCTTAGCAGGTTTTTTGCGTTCCTTTGGTGAATACACAGAGTCAACAAAACCCATCTCGACAGCTTGTTCAGCGTTCATCCAAGTCTCGTCATCCATCATCTTTTTACACTCTTCCGGCGACTTTCCGCAGCGTTCTGCGTAGACCTCAGAGATCTGCTCATCGAGCATGTCAAGGATGTCAGCAACTTGCCGAAAGCCTTTCGCATTCTCTGCTGCCACAGTCCAAGCGTTGTGGACGAAGAACAACGCATTGCTGTTCATGACCACCTTGTCGGCAGCACAGGCAACCACCGTGGCAATTGAGCATGCCTGAGAATCAATGTGGATCGTGACCTCACCACCCTCATAAGCTCGGATCTGGTTATACATCGAGATCCCGCTGGTGACGCACCCACCCTCAGAGTCG